GCCTGTTTGGGAACTATAACTATATTAGCCAGATCGGGTGCCACAGAATTTAGGATATATGTGGTCAGCTCACTCATGTAAAATCTATCACCGAAATCCCAATTATTGATATCAAAGAACCCATCGATAGCAGTAATCACACGTACCTTGAGATCGTTGTCATTAACAGATTGATTTTGATTTTTAACCATCTTAAATACTGCCTGCAGTTTGGCATCAGCTTTGGCACCGAACAATACCTTGTATTTCACTGGATGATATATTATGTCATCACTGATAGATTTAATAGGGGACAACACAGTACCAAAGGTGGTTCGTAAATCATCGCTGGTAGGCGGTATCGGTTCAACGTTCGATCCAGTTGCTAAGAAAATTCTATAGTCTTGATCATAACTTCTGGTTAACAAATAAATGTCTATGATATTGCTAGATGAGGGATCGATTCTTCGGTCAACGCTGGCATTGTGGATGTATTGAAATTTAAGATTTCTTCTACCAATCTCTGCTTTGTATTGATTCACAGTGTCTAGACTGTTTGTGGTTCTGTTGATTTTTTTTACTATGTCTTCTGCTTGATCATAGAAATATATCAACTGTTGGTCCGGGTAAGTCGCTATATCATTGAAATCTATAAGAGATTCTTTTTCTCTAACTAATATAAGATCATTGGAATTATCTAATAGATTGAAAATTTTAGTACCATACACATCAGTGATTTCTTCAAAGAACAAGAAGTTCAGGTCTTGATCAATACCTACTAGATTTTCAAAACTGTCGGGATTATCTATAACTCCATCATCATCAGAATCACGAAATCCCAGCTTGATTTCGTTGGTGCTTTCGTATCCGTCATCAAATTTTATCGAATCACTGATTTCAAAATCTATATCTTGACGCAATTCGTTGATAAGATCGCTGGCAGTGTTAATTCCCAGTACTTTGATCTGATCTTTGACCACAGTTCCTAGTTGATCATTGTAACGTTTTTCGTTAGCATCAAAATAAAACCGATTTTGATTCACGCTGCCAAATACATAACTGAGAGTGCGTATTCTCACAGTGTAACTATCAGGCTGTTTGATAAAGGCCACGATCCACGAACTATCCACTGCGGTGTTAGTAATATCACCTGATTTACCTAGACTGAAATCGTCGACGAGATTGAGATTACTGGCTGTGATTATTTTCCATTGCGATTCTAGATCAGAATATCTCAGTCCAAAATTAAGATTGGCTGCTGCTTGATTAACTATTTCATTCTCTAATGCGGTGTTGAGATCGTTGATAAATCGTGGCACTATTCTTTCAGCAATTGCTCCTGTTGGTATTACATCACTGAAAAGAATTGGGCCTAAACCGTTGGTTAACACTCCTCGGCCAGCATTAGTGCCATCACCAACTACTCTAACTACCTTGGTCCAAAGACTAGCAGTCTGGGTGGGGTCGGCGGGGTCAACCGTGACAATCTTTCCTTTTTTGAATGCAAATCCCTGCGGAGCTGTGAATTTTATAGAGCTGTTTACTAGTAGGTATTTTAAAACAGCAGTTGAGTACGAGCCTACTTTCAGTAGTGAATTGTCTACGAGATTTTTCAAATATCCGGTGTCGCTGGAGACTGCTTGCCAAACTGTATTGGTGTCTGTGAACAGTATTTTATTAAACTTTGTGAAATAAAAATTATAAACTTCAGTGTCTGTGAACACAGGCTCGATGCTGCGTCTAATAAAATTAATGATATCTAATCTATTAGAAAACTTAAATGACAGCGTGGATTCATTTTCTTGTTTGTAGATATATCCATCATCGCCGAACACATTAATACTGCTGTATTTTCCTGTGGCGTCTAGTATGTCAAAATTTCTACTGATTCCGCTAGAGGTTCTATTCACTGCCTTGATTTTTAGAATATTCTGAGAGCTTGTTAAAGGAGCAAGATTATAATCCTCTGCTGTGATCATTCTATTCTGTGTATAGTACACTGCGGGAGCGTTGGCTCTGATAACATCGATGTCTTCAGATGCTGCTGAATTTGATACCGTGCTCTGCAATGCCAGCCCAATAGTTAATGTCTGCTCAATTCCAGATTTGTTAAGATATACCACGCTGATATTAATGCCTCGCATTTCATTGGGATATATGGTATAACTTAATCCATTGCTGGTTCTATAAAATATTCTAAATGATCCCTGTGGTAGATTTCCGTAGACTCCGTCTGCGAATACCAAATCGATGTTGTCATCTTCTTTGGTGTTTATGGCATAAATGTTGCGGATGTCCTGGGCAACACTGTTATAGGCTATGTTGTTGCCTACCAGAGATGATACTTTGGTCCACTCTTCTAGTTGTGTGCCCTGTGAACTCAATGAAAATAACCATACATCATCATTGTTGATGTTGCCTGCATCTACAGCAATTTTTTCATTGGTGGTAGGAACTTCTACAGTAAATTCTGCTAATTCAATAGTTCCCTGTTTGAACTGTATAAAAAATCCGGTGTTTGCACTACCGGGTCCCGAGCCGTCATTTTTATATATGAAACCCAATTGGTTGCCAGGTACTGGCGGTTCTTCGTAGATGTTTTCACTGTTCTTAAATGCTGTAGATACTATTTCAAATCCCATACTTAAGCCGCTGACATTTTTACTAAATGAAAACAACGGCACATCTGAGCTAATAGTACGAAATCTATACTGTTCTGTAGGGATCCCCTGAATTATAGCCGAACCTTGACTGCGACCAAATTCTGTGTTATCTGCCATGGCAGAATTTAATACAGTGAGAAACTGTTCTAACCAGTTGGTGTTGGTGGGATCGTTCCAGGTTATTAACTGTGACGCAAGATTCTTGCCATTGCTGTCTACGATATTATCAGTGGTGCTTATGGTAGTAAATTTCAACAATCCCTTAGAAGTCACATTTCGCTTGGCATTGTAACTTAACATACGAGCTATACGCAACACACTTTCTTTGGTTTCTGCAAGCTCAATGAAATTTTCTCTACTAGCAAGATCTATACGGAATGCCAGGCTCTGTCCTAAAAAAGCAATGGCGTCTATTAATGCGAGATACTCACTTGATTCTATATAGTCGTTGAAATCTTCAGGATAATTTTCTCTAAGGTAAGTGATAATAACTCTACGTAGATTTTCAAAGTCGTAGCTTTTGAAATCAGCGTTTCTAAATGTCTGATAGATTCTAGTCCAATCTTGATTTAAGATTAAATTATTTTGCCTGCTGGTCGTAGTCATACCAATATTTACCTTAAAAAATTAAATGGTCAGTTTATAACCCTGTTGGTTTTATCAAAATTAAGTGACATTTTTTCAGTGATGTTGAAAGGTCTGTAAATTAATTCCACCTGGATGCGCATGCCTTGATCTGTGCTGTCTATCTGCACTTCTTGTACAGATATCCTAGGATCATAGTTGACAATGGCTTCTACATCCTTGGCTATGATTTCCTTGACATCAGGAGTAAATGGCTCAAACAGCATGTCCCAGATCACTGTGCCGAATTCTGGATTTTCTAATTTCTCACCTTTGCGGATATAAAAATGATTGATCAAATCCTGTTTGACAAGATTGATGTCGTAGAGTTTGAAATTCTTATTAGATTCGCTGGAGCTGAATCCTTTATAAGTGTATTTGGCCTGATTCTCAGTGACATTGGCCACACTCTGTGCTGCGATTTTTTGATTGTATAGTCTTGTAGCCATGTTTAGGTATCCCTATCTGTTTTATCTGCTGTTAGTATGTCCGGTGCTCTGTGCTCGTGCAGTGCCCAAGGTTCATGCATAGGGATGCGTTTCATAATGCTTTGAACAACACCCGATTGATAGCGTTGGTCCCATCCAGTTATTATACTAGTAGCTGGATTATCTCGAAGGACATACGGTCTCACAAAGTCAGCAGCCGCAGCTGTTTCTGCATTGTTTGGTCCATTGAAATTGATTTTAGTACCGTTGAGTTTGAGCTCAGCACCACTACCAAGATTTATATCTGAGGTAGAGCTAATTCTAGTTTCTGCTCCAGACGCAATGTCTAAATCGTTGTTAGTGGATATTTTAGTTTTAGCTCCTACTAATATGTCAAGATTAGCACCTACTGTAAGTTTAGCATCATTGTTGATTAAAAATTCCATGTCAGTGGCAATTTCCACATGCCATTTGCCTGATTCAGTTCTCATATTAATGTTTCTACCTGCTTCGAGATTTATGTCTCGGTCAGCACGTATATTGAGATCTTGTTGAGTATGTAGACTAATACTGTCTTGTGCATATATATCTATCTTACCGTTACTGGTTAATTCAATCCATGCTGTGCCTCGGGCATTGGCAATGTAGATCAAATCTTCTGAATTGTGCATCAAGATTTGGTGACCTGTTCTAGTTCTCACTCTAAAATATTCACTAGCAGGAATGGTAGGGGATCCTATATCACCTTTTTTCTGATTAGCAGGGTCTAAAAGATCAATGTATTTTACCGGACCTTCTGCGGCAGATTTTTCTCTATGAAATCTGTCATTACCGTCGTCCATAACCAATTGTGTACCGCCCAGTCTACTCACCGGCACAGTGGCTTGACTGTCTGTTTTTCCTATCTTTTGTTTTTTAGCGGTAGATCTTCGATCCAGCGGGCCGGGTGTACTTAT